CACCCGGCCACCATTATCGAGACGCTTACGCAGAGCATCATTTTCAGCATTCGCATCAGCAAGCTCCTTTGTGTATTTCGCATCAAGTGCCGCAACGTCTCGCTGGCGCACCTGCATGTCGGTGATGGTGGCATTCGCCAGACTGAGCGCCTGCGCTTTCTCGTCACGCTGCTTTTTGTACTCAATGGCGTTGTCACGGTACCGGTTCACCAGAAAGGCCAGTGCGCCAGTCAGCATCAGCACCACCAGCGGAAACCAGTACTTCTTCAGTAGCGCCTGGATCATAACAATGCCGCCCGAGCACGGTTATAACGCTCTCGGCGGTCTTCAAGCCCGTTTTGCCCGCCATTAATAATCTGCGTGACGCGGGCCAGGTCGCCGGAGTAAAGCAGGCATCCGCTGGTGACAAAGAACCATGCCGCCGAACGTGCCGCGTTACGGTCCTGCTCCAGCAGCTCAGGGCTGGTGACCAGATCGAGTTTCAGCGCGGCGCCGCAGCGTCGGTAATTATCCTGGCCGGTTATCTGAATCAGGCCGCGACCGCGATATTTCCAGCCGTCGCCGGGCGCTTTGTTGCCCAGGCGTTTGCTGTAAACCAGATTGGCGATGGCGCGCTGACGCTCCAGTGGCAACGCCTTTTCATACGAACGGCGGCCCAGCGCATTTGCCTGGTCCTGAGTAAGCCGACCGGCACGAACAAAACTCGCGAGGCCCGCCACGCTGTAATTCATGCTCTCCACCAGCCGGGTGAAGCCAACGGATTCATGCCCGGTCTGCGCGATAAACATCGCCTGGTCAGTCGGTGCAGTGATACCGAATTCTTTCATGGCCGCTTCAATGTGCGGAAACCAGCGCGCAGCTAATCCGGCGCTTATACCAGCCGCCTGCTGAAATTGTGATTGTTTCATTCAGACCTCAGTACATAGAAGAGCCGCGCCACGTTACCCCGCGCACGAAACACGGCGGCGCAGATAATCAGGTTTATCGTCACGGTTGCCCAGTGGGTATGCAGGTAGGAGTCAAACAGGTACCGGAACGGCACCGATGCATACGCCAGAATAATCAGATAGGCCAGCCATGACGCCCACGGGTTATGTCGCCCGCCAGGCTTGCGGAACATCATCAGGCGCAGAACAATGGCGGCACAGGCCACCACGTTGGTCACCACCAGCGGATCGTTAGTTACCATTGGTTCCCCCTCTCCAGCGTGCGAGCAGCTTTAGCGGGTCCTGTTCACTGAAAAACGTCAGCGTCTTGATTGCCAATGCAGACAAAATCACAGCGCCGAGCGCATCCAGTGGCTTATCTGCGTAGCCCGTCATTTTTGCCAGCCACGAACCCACCAGCCCGGAGCCATAGACGCCAGCAAAATATGACACGACGAAATACGCGGAACGGCGAAAAATCGTCAGGTCGGCAGCGGTGGCCACATAGAACACCGCCCCGGCAAACGCGCCGAACACCACGCCGTAATCAGTGCCGGTAAGCAGTCCATAAATGCTGGCGCCAGTCAGCGCGCTACCGGCGGCTACGGTACCGGAAAAAGGTTCGGACATTACGCCCCCTCTTGTGTGTGAGTCCTCTCAGTAGTGAGGGGAAATAAAAAGGCCCACCTAAGTGAGCCTTACGCTGATGTCGTTTTGCAGATGCTGCGGTACCCTGACGGGAAAGGACATGTATCTTTTTCGCCGGATCCACAGGCAAAAAAAGACCTGCTCGGACGAACAGGTCATATCAGGAAGAACATCTCTCGACGGTGCCGGGTGCCTCCCGGTGAAACGCTGACTGGATGCAGCGCTTCGCATGCTGTTGCAAATACAGAGTATCCAGTAATGCCCCTCCGCTCAGGGGGATTCGCCATCATTTTTTCATTTTTATAACTGTCAAAGAATGCTCTTTAATCGTAGTGACCGCATTAATGATTTCAACTTGACCGGTCCAAATTTAGTCACTTTGCAAACATGATCACAAACCAGCAACCAACCATGTCTGCTGCGTTTAAGAATGAATGCTTGATCGGAATCAGGTAATAAAAAAGCCGCCAGCTACCAACTCCAACTACGTTACCGGCAAAAGTTACGGACACTACGCCCCCTCCTGGTGAGTATTCTCCAGAATGAGGGGATACAAAAAAGGGCCTCCTGCATTCAGCCCTTAAACGCAATAAGCCCCAAAAAAATGAGGCCTAGATATCGTTTTAAGCCCGTGGCGTAGATACCACTCTTAACAGGTTAAGATATTTTTTGCGTACGCGTTAGTACTTTTGTAAGATAAAAACTTCGGGATAACCACAGCATAAAAGAAAAAAATGCACAACATTTCAAAACTTAAAAAAGTAATGCGGTCACCAGAAATTGAACCCTTCATTAGACATATTCGTTTCCCTTATTTTAAAAATCTCACTGAAGGTTGTCAGGTAGATTTCAACTATCCAATCACAGCTCTCGTTGGCCAAAACGGTACTAACAAAAGTTCTGTACTAAGAGCACTTTTTGGATCACCAAATAACTATTCATTAGGCAGTTTATGGTTTTCAACAGATGTTGACGAAATCAAAGATGAAGGGCGATCAAGGTTTATATATGGTTATTTCGATGCTCCAACAAATTCTGTTGTAGAAGTTATCAAAACTCGGATCTCTAAAGAGGAAGACCCTGATTACTGGGAACCATCCAGACCTATTAGAGCTGATAACATGGCTGCTATGCCAGAAAAAATTCTATCGCATAATCAGTTGAAAACTCGATGGAAAGCCATTGAGAAAAATGTTATTTATTTAGATTTCCGCGCCACTATTAGTGCATTTGATAAATTCTTTTATCATTCTGACTTCCATACTTATCCCAAAAAAGATTATCTCAGAAAACGCAGTCAGATGCTCAAAAGTATTATTGACAACGATCTCAAATCATATAAACCGCATAAAGGTAAAAAAGATAAACTATTTGTTAACACATTATTAGACGCTAATAAAGTTGACTTGATTGGGAAAATTCTTGGAAGAAAATATAAAAGCATACGATTGATCGAACATTCCCTATTCACCAATGACAGGGCTCCAACAATTATACTTCAGTCTGAAAATTTAAAATATTCTGAGGCTTTCGCTGGGAGCGGTGAGTTTGCAGTATCTATATTAGTTCATAAAGTTATGGATTGCGCAAAAACCTCACTAATTTTGTTAGATGAACCAGAAGTATCACTTCATCCAGCAGCACAATGCAGTTTAATGAATTTCTTGAGTGACCAAGCCCTAAAAAATAAGCATCAAATAGTTATATCAACTCATTCTTCATCAATAATTAAGGATTTACCAAAAGAAGCCATCAAGTTATTTTGTTTAAATGACAAATTAGGCAAAGTCGATGTACTCCAAAATGTTAGTCCTGAGGAGTCTTTTTTCATTCTTGGAGAACGCATCGAGAAAAAAACTGTTATTGTTGAAGATCGCTTAGCTAAGAAATTTGTTGAAAAAGCATTAAAGGTTGGAGGGCCAGGTCTGTCTAATTCCTTTGAAGTGAAATATTGCCCTGGCGGCGCGGGAAGTATTTATCAAAATATTGCTTTACCTTTGTGTGTTGCTAATGTTAAAAACGTGGTATTCCTTCTAGATGGCGATCAAGCTTTCGCAAATGAATGCCCGACATCTGATTCTATTCCGGAAAAAGATAATGGGAACTTACAAGAAGTAATAAAAAGCATTATAAATCAAGACATTAAATTTCATTGCGATGGTTCTGACGGAGTAGCAAATAATAAACAGAAGTTCAAAATGCAAAGAGATTTCATTGATTTCATTTACAATAAAATAGCTTTCCTACCTGTCCTAACTCCCGAGAAGTTCATTATTGAGAATACATTCGGAGATTACAAACTCTACAAAGATTCTATCTCTTCTAAAATCACTGACCCTAAAGAGATAACGATGGAAATTTGCAAGCTTGATACAGGCGAAGAGAATATCACTGGAGATAACATCTTTGAGACCCAAATAAGGATTTTGAACAAAATCCCTAACGACCATGAAGTTTTCACAAAAACTCGAGAGTTGCTGCAAATCTTCTTAGATAATGATACTATCAGACCATGAGTGAGGTAGGCAATGACTAAGAAGATACATGTTTATGACTTTTTCTCCGGCTGTGGTGGTACTAGTGCTGGCCTAAAATCAGTTGGCATGGATATTGTTTTTGGACTAGATATCGACCTTGATTCGTCTAATACATTCGCCAAAAACAATCCATTAGCGCATTTTATAAATGGGGATATAAAGCAAACTAGTGTTGAATCAATCCGGCCACTGGTTATCAAGTCCCGAAATAAAAATGCTTACACTCTTTTTTGTGGCTGTGCTCCATGCCAACCTTTCTCTAAGCAAAATAAATCGCGAAATGAAGATGACCCGCGGAAAGATCTATTAAGCGAATTTTCTCGCTTTGTATCACATTATTCCCCTGATTTCGTGCTTATCGAAAATGTTCCAGGCATTCAAAATGTTGATATAAACAATGGCAGCTTTCAGTTGTTTTTAGAATGCCTAAGTTCTCTTGGTTATCAATTTGACTATGGCGTAATTCCTGCCTTATGGTTTGGTGTACCTCAGACACGCGAGCGTTTCGTTTTACTGGCATCAAAACATAATGCTATATATTTGCCATCTAAGACCCATGATGGGATAAAAACTCCATTTTCAACTGTAAGGGATTGGATAGGTTCTCTTCCCCCTATTGCCGCTGGGGAAACTCATAAAGATGTTATTGATCATACTGCAGCCAAGCTATCCGAGCTGAACATAAAACGCATAAAGGCTACTCCTGAAGGGAAAGGGCGTGAGTCATGGCCAAAAGAGTTGATTTTAGAGTGTCATAAAAAATACTCGGGGCATACAGATGTTTATGGTCGTCTTTCATGGGATAAACCTGCTAGTGGTTTAACTACTCGCTGCATTAGCTATTCTAATGGCCGATTTGGTCACCCTGAACAAGATCGCGCAATATCTCTTCGGGAAGCAGCTTTGCTTCAAACCTTTCCATTTGATTATATCTTTACAGGATCAATGATTTCTAAAGCTAAACAGATTGGAAATGCAGTGCCTCCAAAAATGGCGGAAGCACTTGGAAGAGCAATAATTTCATCGCTTTAATCGAAGCCCTAACGGGCTTCGTACAAAATTGCTAAAGCTCCTGAGATAAAACCTAGGGCGTCTTGTAATTGCTTCCTGATTGTTCCATCAGAACATTTGCGTTTTTTTGCAATCGAGCGTAGGGAGACACCTATCACGAAATGAGCAATAATCATTTCGTACTCTTCTGGCTTATGCTTTCGCAAACGTGCTGCGCACCCATCAATCATAATCCCTTCATCGTCATTACATTGAATCCGGGATTTCTTACCATAAGGCAGTAAGCCTTTAAAACCTGCTGCAATTGGTTGCCAATCCACTCCGCTATTGTCTGATGCCGCCCATGCTCCCCAACGATCCATCAATTCATACATATCGCGCATAAATCTCTCCACTAATTACGCCAGCGCGCCAATGGCAAGCGCCCGGTCTAAAGTCTTCAGCAGCAGCTCCGGCTGCGTGCCGTATTTGGCTTCAAATGCCCCTACATCCGCATGAAGTTCATCGTGGTGCGTTCTGCACAAAGGCAACACGAATAGATCATGGGCTTTGGTCCCCATCCCACCCTGGCCGTATCCGATCAGGTGGTGGGGATCGTCTGCTGTTTTGCCGCAGCATGCACACGGCTGCGACTTCACCCAGCGGGTGTATTTCTCGTTCTGCCAGCGGCGGCGCTTCGGTCGCAGCATGAAGGACTCCGGCGTCTCAGGGTCAACCTTCAGCGCCAGCACCTGCTTTACTGCTTCCTCCATCATGCTGGTGGCCGGTACCGACGGCATGATGTCCGATTCACGGGTTACCGACTGGATAACCTGCGGAGGCATGCACATCGCCTGGCGAGCGACTGACTCCGGGATCACATGCGCCAGCTTGTTGAACGTCAGCCACCAGCACAGCTCCGGAAGGGTCACCGCGTGGGAATCATCGAACCCCAGCCCGCGCCGAACCACCGACAATACCCAGGCTACCAGGTTTGCCCGCGCAATGCCCGCCAGTTCGTCAGTAAAATGCTCCCGCACTTTGTTGTCGCAGGACCAGCACAGCCGCAGAGCGCCGGGATCATGCCGCATAGTCACCAGTTCGTGGTGGTGATAGGTGGCGTGGGGGTACTGGCATCCGTCATCACGCAGCAGCCAGGCTTCCAGGCTCGCCAGTCCACCAGCACGCAGTATTACTTCGGGGTGTTCGAATACAGGCACCATAACCGGATCTTCAGCCAGTGGCTGGAGCGCCGCTGGTATTTCACCTGTCGGCAGATCGGCCAGTCGCTCCGGTTCGTTTTCCAGCAAAATGCGCCCGCGATAGAAGTGCGGTAGAAGCTCGGGTCCGGGGCGGAAAGCCACCAACCCAAACTCTTTAACGATCACAGGGGTTAGTAACGCTCTCACAGACACCTCAATGCACGGTTTCGAGCAGGCGCAACAGCTCCTGAAATTTCGACTCAAAGAAATGCGGCTGTGTTTCTCGCGGATTCGCCGGGCTGGTTATATTCTTCCCGTACATACATCCCTTCGCAGTCATCGACCAGAAGCGCTTTATTCCATTAGTGCCTGACCGGCTGCGACGTTCTTTTTGTTCAACGATCCCCAGCTTAGCCAGTTGCTGGTATGCCACCGTAGCCGTTATGCGAATGCCGTTAGCTTTCAACAGAGCACTCAGAGATTGCGTGGGACGGCTTGAGCCGTCTGGTGCGCCAGCTGGTGCGTCAATCGTGTATTGAGGCATAAGATCAGGCAGCCCAGCGACCTGAAAAAGCTTCTGGTATGCGCCCAGTTTTGAAGAATTGGAGAGGTTCAACATGCGGGAGGCAGATTCAAGCAGGATCACCCCTGCCTGCACCTGGTCGGCTTTGAGTGTTGCGATACCAGCCTGCTGAAGGGAGTCGAACGTGCGGATCACTTTCAGGTTGAAGGCAGCGCTGATCCACATTGCATAGGAGTAAACCAACTCCTTGCAAACATACGTCCCCTGGTTATTACCGCCAGCAATGGTAACCAGCGGGGCCGCTCCTGTAATATCAGGAGCGCTCGAAATTTCAGCGATTAGTTCCTGGGTCTGGGTAAGTGAGGCCCAGTTTGATGGCTGATGGCGCTTCTCACCACCGGCAGCGCGGTGTAAATCATTCAGGCAGTAACGACCATCAAGATCACGGCGTACGGAAACGCCGTCAATCACAAGTAATTGACTCATAGCTTTCTCCACTGATTGTATTGCGAGGGGCCTGCACGCCCGCTTCGCTTGCACTTTTTGACATTACTGCCATATCGCTCTTCTTTCAACCCACAGCTGGACATATATCCATCCCCTGAATGAATGGCGTGATGGTTATCTCTACCTTGCCCTTCGGTACCACTGGTCCCCACTCCACCAGCATTTTTTTAACCTGACTGTCGTCCTCCCAGACGCCCGCATGCGTCAGCGCGTCAAACAGCGCTTTGTTGTAGTTATCCAGATCACGGCGGCGCTGATCCGGAGGGAAAAGAACTATTTCGACCACTGCTGGCGCGGTGGACGGCTTAGGCAGGCGGCGCAGCTGCTCGACAATCGCCGCGCTGGCTTCGCTCTGGAATGCCCTGCCCTTAGCGCTGATGAGCGTGCGGCCTTTCAACGGGCCGCTGTTTGGGGATCGCCAGTAGGTGTTCACGCTCGGAGGGAATGGCAAGGTCAGTTTCATAGTTCGACCCCACGCATTTCGAGAAAGGCGATCGCGTTCTCTCGCGCCTGGTCATCGTCATTAAGGAGCGCGCGGATCAGGGCGACTGCCTCATCCTCCACGCTCTGTCCAGTGATCGTGATGCCCCGGGAGACGCCCGGATGGATGGTGATGGCCCCCTTACGCTGGAGCGCACGAAGGTGATCGTTAGCCGCATTCGGCGAACGGCAGCCCATCAGGCCAGCCAGCTCATAAATGGTTGGCGGGAACCCGTGATCGGCGATGTAATCGATAATCAGATCTAAAACTTCCTGTTGCCGCACTGTCAGTTTCAGCATGCTGATGTCTCCGCTTTTCGCGCTTCCATCAGTATCCGGAAGCGAATCCGCAGGGAGCGAATATTGTGCCAGTGATGGCTGGGAATGGATTCCAGGGTCTCCGTAACATCCGCTGCGGAAAGACCATATTCGGCAATAACCTCTGATGCCAGTATCAACAGCCGGTTCTGCATGTCATTACGGATGCCGTCATGTTCAAAGCTTTGCTGATCCAGCCAGGTGATAACCTGTTGCTGATCGGCATTCTCTTTAATCAGCGCCATTGCTTTGTCGACTGTTTCCGTCGGAACGACGATAAATTCAGGATTTGCTACTGAATCAGCCGCCCAGGTATGCGCGAAGCGGGATTCGGAGAACGTGTATTCTTCTTTGTCGCCGAACGCGGCACATGCACACGCCCAGAAGTTAAATCCGCTTTTCTCAATAATGTCTTTTTTTGTCAGAGGGATTTCCGGCTCAGCTGGTGGTGGCGGGTTATCTTCTATCGACCCGACGGCTTCCGGAATAATTTCGGGAATATTTTGTGGTTCTTTTTGTGGTGCCAGCATACCGGCGAACCGCTCAGCTTCACGGCGGATCTGCGACAGGAATGCATCACCGCGAGCTTCCAGATCCTTGCGGCTGACATAACTCATAGCCGGTCCGCGCCAATTCTTATCGAAAACAGCAACAGCACCGGCAAAGAACGCGCCGGACGGCACCTGCTTTTCATCCTTCGGTACAAACCACGTCGGCAGATCGAAACCGATACGCCCGCGTATAAACGCGATGTGATCGGCGTCCTCCGGCCACCACACCTCACTGGTAGCAGCCTTAATCAGGAAAACATAACGTCCACCCTTCTCGCGCATCGCACTGGCGTGCTGCATAATGTAACGCATGCCGGTGATGTAATGTTCTTCATGTTGGCTGGCGCGGCTGTAGGGCGGATTCCCAAATGCGGCACCGTTAAGTTCCACCAGGCGTTCTGACCAGTCCTGCGTCAGGGCGTTATCCTCGGCGGTGTAATACGCCTCGCATTTGCTGTTCTCTCCGTCGCTGAACAGGTCCAGCACCAGCGGGCCAAACATCGAATTGATACCCCAGAAAATGTTTTCAGGTGTACGCCACTGATCGCCAACTTCCTTCAGTTCATGAACCGGCTGGCTTCGCAATTCGGCAAGCTCACGGCTGTATTTATTTGGCATTATTCTTCCCCTACATAACGGCCAGCGAGATAGCACCGCCCTTCTGGTGTCATAAAATTTCCTGCATGCCTGAGGCACAAGGCCCGGCGCGAAACATAACGATTCCGATCTGTACTATTAATCGCCATATCAAACGCTTTAAGCCAGACCGATGCGGCGCGGAAATAAAGTCCCTGTGCTTCCAGCTGCTGCGCCCGGTTTTCCAGCCCGGTCAGTGTCCTGAGGTCTTCATCTGAAAGCGTTTCTGCCAGGGTTTGGTTAGACGGGTAGTAAATCAGCGTCGATTCCTGAAAATCCCGGCGCAACTTCCCCTCCTCATAAAAACGGCCAAGGCAGCGATTGATAGTGCTGGTGTTGGTTCCCGGCATGGCTTTGGCAATATCGCGATAATTGCAGCCCGGGTTCTCAATGACATACTGCAAAACTTTCGATGCGATGCTCATCCGCGAAACCCCTCCGGAATGGTGTACGCCACGTCCTGGTGACTCGAACGGAACACCGCTGAATCAGGAAGCTTGCTGCGCTGGCCCCATGTATCGCGTGCCGGGCGTCCGGCGGAATCCCACTTGTTCGCCGACTGCAGATAGCCCGGGAACTTGCTTGGCAGGAAGAGCGTTGACGGCCGGAGGTACTCAGCCATTTTCAAATCAGATCCCCACTTCTCAACGCTGTAATCCACGACAAGCACCAGTTCTTCAGGTGTAAACCCGTCCGCCAGTCGGGCACGGATGTTTTCCAGAGATGATTTGCAGACCTGGTACCGGGATCCGGTGGCCTTGTTCAGGTGAGATAAAACCTGTTTCGCCTGGTCAGTGATTACCACGGCAGGGTCGGGTTGCTCAGCAACCTGACAGGAAGGTTTTTTATCTGATGGATCATGTTTTGAATTTACTGACGGATCCCCGCCAGATTCTGACGGGTCAAAACCACCGTTTTTGCTGAGTTTTGATGCCTCAAATTTTGACGGGTCAGATTTTGATGCGTCAGATTTTGACGTGTCAGAATCTGACAGGTGAGACAATGCGGCCGCCTGAAGCTTTGCCACATTAAGCTGGTAAATATTGGAGGCGTTGCGGTTGCCCTGGCGGCGCTGAGTACGTGAAAGCCAGCCGTCTTTCTCCAGCTTCGCGATCGCCGTACGGACAGTGCTTGGCCCTGCGCCGAGCTGACGCGCAATGGTTTCTATCGAAGGCCAGCACACGCCCTCGTCGCTGCTGAAATCGGCCAGGCGAGCCATGATGGCCACACTGGATAACTTCATGCCCGACGCCGCGCAGCCGTCCCACACGTAGCTGCTTAATTTAGTGCTCATGATCGCCCTCTATTTCCCTGAACTTGCGCTTAAACTGTTCGAGTGGACTGAAGCACTCGCCATGCTCGTAGTCTTCACGCAGGTAGATAACGCGTCGGGTTTCAGGCTCCCAGCGGATAACTTTAACGGGCACGCCGTAGTGATCGCGGAACCATCGGTTAAGTTCGTGCATAATTGCGCCGCAACCTCCTCGCGCCAGTTCCCCACAGCCCATTCAACAAACTCGTGGGTTACAATTTCACGATCGCCTGGTACATTGACTGCATAGCAAAACGGAACCGGCTCGCGGCCACCAGGCATAGGCAACGCAATGAGTTGCGAGCGGCGGTACTGTGTTGTTAAACTGTTCACGCGTTAGTTCTCCACTGATTACGACACGCCACGGCGCCCGGAGCTGCACACTCGCGGGCGTCACTCTTTTCTGGCTCGCAATAAACACGGGATATCAAATTCAGAAAGGTCATCAGCGTTACGCGAAACCGATAAGCGATTTCGTTAAGGTTTTTCCATTCAGCGCGCGTCACCACGTCATCCTCGGTGTACTGACGATACGCATTAACCAGATCGCCCAGTTGCCCCACCAGCTCCGCCAGCTTGATCCCAATCTCTTCGTTGGCATCTTCCCCAGTCGCGCCAGGAATGTGCATGCCGTTATCAGTTTCAAGTGAAATGTAATCGGCAAGACAGGTCACGCCCGCAGCTCGCTGAAGTACCAGCGCCCACTCAAGCGGGAAAATTTGATCGCCACCAGCACGTAACCGATTGAAAATCGCGTCCTGGCTAACGTCGAGAACCTCAGCCGCCTCTTTGTACCCGCCCGGAAATGCCGCGATAATTTTTCTGACTACCGCGACATACGAATCGGTTTGTTTCTCTACTTTCCAGTGCTCTTTGCCCACGGTTAACCCCTTCTTGCTGTGGTTACGGCTGCTTATCAGTTTCGTTAGTCTTCTGATAAAGCTTGCTGTCGTACTTAAGTTTCCCTTTAGTGATTCGCTCAATAACAAAAGCTTGCTTCTCAGGAATGATTTCCCCCCACCGGCATACAGCGGGATGAGAAATACCGAGAGCGCTGGCTGTCTTTGAGATGCCACCAAAGTGCTCAACGACGTCTAATTTGTGCATGATTCCTCCTTAAAGTTGACGCCTTAAAGGTAACAAAAGGTACATTAAATAGCAAACAACAGTTACCTTTGAAATGTGTAACATAAGTTACATGAGAACAGAAATGAAAGACCGAATTAGATCCAAGCGGTTACAGCTTGATATCACTCAGGATGCACTAGCAAAAAAGCTTGGTGTAAGCCGTGTCTCGGTAACGAAATGGGAAAATGGAACAACAAAGCCGGATGGCGAAAATCTTCATCAACTGGCAATTACCCTTTCTACAACACCGGAGTGGTTGCTCTATGGGCGCGGAGAAATCAATGAAGATGACACTCGCGTAATCCCCTTCATCAAACCGCCCAAGGTTGTTCCGATTATATCCGCCGTTCAGGCTGGGCAGTGGACTGAAACTTATGCATGTTCAAGGTTGACCGACGTGATCTCATGGACCCAAACCACCGCTGATGTTTCTGAAGAAGTTTTTGGTCTAGTTGTTCGTGGGGAATCAATGACCAACCCACACGGCCTCCCTTCAATACCTGAAGGTTCAATAGTAATTGTTGAGCCGCGGTACGGTCAGTTAGATGATCTTTACGGGAAAATAGTCGTGGCAATATTGGATGGTTCTTCTGAAGCGACGGTTAAAAAACTTGTTTGGGACAGTCCCCATTCTTACCTAATGCCTCTTAACCCCGCATTCCCACCTATCCCAATTGACGGTAACTGCCGAATAGTTGGGAAGGTTGTCCAGATTACACAGAATATTTAAATAGCTGCTCGTAAATGCCGGTTACATTGAACCGGCTTTTTTTTGCCCATCAATGTAACAATAAGTACATTGGATGCTTGACCACAAAGGTAACTAAAGGTACATTCAATTAACGTTAGTGAACAAGTAAAACGCTCACAGCAGGAAAGAGCACTGGTTGGAACGCACATAGAAGCTTCGTTGTCCGGGCCAGTGACTGGGGAAGAATCCAGTACAAACCGACCGGCGGCCAGATCGGTGCCAGGTTACGCAGTGCTCTCTCCGTTGTGGTGAATTGCAGCCGCACCGACGGCAACCAGAAGACAAGCGCCTGGCCCACAACCTCATAAAACCAGGCAGTTGTGTAGTTGTTTGGCAGTACCAGAGTTATCCCATGAAGTCGCTGGTACCGCCCCTTTTTTACGCAACACACAAGAGCATCACCGGATGACGGGCTCATTCCCCAATCCATCCGGGCGGTTGCAGCCGCAGGTGCTCTTTTGTGTTGTGTGGAGAAACTAACCGGCGGTGGCAGCCGCCTTTCTGAGGGTAAAACCGATGAGTAATGAACGTTTAACCAAAGTCCCTGATTTTCTGGGCGAGCTGGACGGCGGGGTGTTCGAGAACAAGATCGCCGCCGCACTGAGTGAGGTCGCTTTCGGCGTCCTGAACAACGGGCAGAAGGGAAAAGTAACCCTGACGTTTGAAATTGACCGTATGAGCAACTCGGTAGAAGAGAAGCGCGTAAACATCAAACACAAGCTTTCCTATGTGCGCCCTACCCCGCGTGGCAAATCCTCGGAAGAGGACACCACCGAAACCCCAATGTACGTGAACCGTGGCGGCAAGCTGACCATCCTCCAGGAAGATCAGGGCCAGTTATTCACTCTCGCTGGTGACGCCGACGCGAAACTGCGCGCCCAGCAGTAAACCATTCATCAATTCTTCTTAAGGAAAACTCATGTCCCATTCTTTAGACGCATCGGCGATTGAAAAAATCCGCGAGATTACGCTGACTCAGCTGCTTGAAGAAAAACTGGCTGGCGCTGATTGCCCGGCTGCTGCTGTACCTGCAGGCGTGAACGTGCAAACCCTGGAGCACCTGTCTCTGGAACGCTTCCGTTTTCGCGGCAAAATGCAGACCAGCAGCATCGAAGATTTCGTTACCTATTCCACTGGTTACGCTGCTGATGGTACCCGCTGCTTTATCAATGCTGACGATATGCTTGCGATCGCCGTCTTCAACCTGGGCACCCTGTCCAATCCAGGACACGCCGATAACACCGCGCGCCTGACTCTGAAGAAAACAGCGCCGTTTTCCGCGCTGCTCAACGTAAACGGTGATCGTCACAGTCAGAAAGAGCTGGCCGAATGGCTCGAAGACTGGTCCGAATACCTGACCGGTTTTGATGCTGACGGGCAGATGATTGACGCCAAAAAGTCGGCGGCTGCGGTTCGAAAAATCACTATCGAATCTATCCAGAAAGCTGACTTTGAAGATAACGACTTCAGTGGTAAGCGCTCGCTTATGGAAAGCGTAGAAGCTAAAACACAGGACATCATGCCGGTGGCTTTCGAATTTAAGTGTGTGCCGTTTGAAGGCCTGGCCGAACGCCGCTTTAAGCTACGCCTGAGCATCCTCGGCGGCGACCGTCCGATTCTGGTGCTTCGCATCGTGCAGCTGGAAGCCCAGCAGGAAGAAATGGCCGCCGAATTCCGCGATCTGCTGGTCGGGATGTTCAAAGACAGCCAGGTTGAAACCTTTATCGGTACGTTCAGCGCTTAATTACGTTGCCTTAAATGCCCCGCGCAGGGGCATTTAGTGAAGCGAAGTTAAATAAATCATCGCCACCCGGCGAGGGATTCGCTCAACCAAAATTCAGGCGCGGTGCAGCGCGTAATAACGGAGAATAAGCGTGAATAAGAAATTACATAAGCTAGATTTAACAGATAAAGCATCGGCCCGATTAACAACGAAACAGCTTATTGGAGCTGCACATCATGCAGCACGTTACCTTCCGAAAGCCTCTGGGGAGCTCGTCACTGAGTTGGCATCACGTTTGGATGTAACTCAGGTGGCATTAGGCGAGTCGTTGAACATTCGTAACACTCTCGTGGCTGAGAAGGCGGCACTGGTCAATGTGCTCGATGGTGCGAAGAAAGGTGAGCCTTCTCTTGAAACAATGGAACGCGCATTTCGTGAATATTGTGACATTCCGAACGTGCGCGAAGGGTTACTGCAAATGTGGCGAATTATGCGTGATGACGTCTTTAGCAGTGCGCAGGCATGCAAGGAGAGGAAGCGACCAAAAAAGTAGATTACTGTGGTCTTTGTTTTGACTGGGCCCGCAATGGTTGCGGGACCTGTATTTTTAAAGAGTGACCGGGTGCAGCCGGTAAAGTGGAGAGGTAACAATGGGACAGCTTGTTGCTATCAATGAATGGGCATCTGGCCCTAACGGTTTTAAAGAGCCGATCAGTCGCGCGGCACTGCATAAGATCGCTAAGACCAGGCAAACCTACCCACCAGCAATAAAGCAGGGCCGCCGGTGGGTTGTGGACGAAGATGCTCGGTTTATAGGTTTGGTAGGCAGGGTTGAGATAACTTCAGGTATTTCAGATCAGGCCCGCCAGTTAGTGGAGAAAGCTCTCAATGGCTGCCCGTCCCAGAAAACACAATATTGACATACCTAACCTGTACTGCAAGTTAGATAAAAGAACCTCAAAAATCTACTGGCAGTACAGACATCCAGTCACTGGCGTTTTCGTCGGGTTCGGGCTGGATGCTGACGCCGCGAAGGCCGCAGCAATGGAAATGAACAGGATTATAGCTGAACAAGAAACGCAGCAGTCCTACGCGCTTATTGATATGGCAATAAAAGCAAACACAAAGAAAGAACCGGGAATTAGAGTTAATAGCTGGATCAAACGATATAACGAAATCCAACAGGAACGAGTCGACAATAAAGAACTATCTAGCAGCACCCTAAAAAGTCGAAAATCATGCGCATTAATCTTTGAAAAGAGAGCATCACATTTACGTCTGGTCGACGTTGACACAAAAATCATAGCAACAATCATTGATGAATATAAATCGAGCGGAAAAGCTCGCATGGGACAATTAATGAGAGCGGTTTTAATAGACATATTTAAGGAAGCTCAGCATGCGGGGGAGGTGCCGCCAGGTTATAACCCTGCCCTCGCCGTTAAAAACCCAATTGCTAAAGTTCAGCGCAGCCGAATGACGCTGGAGCAATGGAACTTAATATATAAGTCGGCTGAAAAATATGCCCCTTGCTTACAAAACTCTATGCTACTTGCCTTATTAACTGGCCAGCGTCGCGGTGATCTAGTCGATCTTAAATTTTCAGATGTTTGGGATGGGTACCTACACATAATACAAAATAAGACCGGTGCAAAAATTGCTTTACCATTAACACTACGCTGCGAAGCGATAGGCTTATCTCTTTCTGAAGTAATCGCGCGATGCAGGGATCGTGTCATCAGCCCTTATCTGCTTCACCACGTCAGAAAGCACTCAACCATCGATGCCGGAGATCCTGTTACTGAGGGAACTATTACGCGTATGTTTATGGAGGCAAGGAACGAAGCCAAAATCAACTGGCCTAAAGGCACCACTCCACCATCCTTCCATGAACAACGCTCACTTGCTTCACGTCTTTATAAAGAACAGGGAGTCGATGTTAAAACACTTTTGGGTCACAGCACAGATGCAATGAGTGAACAGTACAGGGATGATCGCGGGCTTGACTGGAAAAAATTAGTCATTTAA